AATTAGAAGCACACAAATCATAATTAATATATATAAAGGGAGATGATACAATGCAATTTGATTTTATGGAGACAAATGAAACATCGCTAGATTTGTTTGACTACTCAATTAGGATAATGGGTGAGGCAGGAGTTGGAAAGACTTCTCTGTTCCATTCATTGGTTACAGAGTTTGCAAAAGAAACAGGAAATAAAAACATAGGAATATTATTACCATTAGAATTAGGATATACTTCTCTAAATGGGTTGAATATATTTAAATTAACCGATCCAAAAACGGGTCTAAAGAAAGACACTCTTACAAGTTGGAAAGAAGTTAAACAAGCTGTAGACACTTTAGTTATGGCTAAAAAGCAAGACCCTAACTTTCCTATTAAAATAGTAGGAATAGATACGACTACTAGACTAGAGAAGTATGGAATGAAGGAAGTTGAGAATATTCACCTTAACGAAACAGGCGTTCGGAAGAACTTTAATGCCACATATGGAGGCTATGGAGCTGGACACTCTAAACTCAAAGCCATGCTAACTGAAGACATTATAGATAAGCTTAGAAATGCAGGTTTTATACCATATTATATTTCTCACTCTAGAACTAAACAAAAGAAAACTAGAACTACAGGGGAAGAATATTCATATGTAGGCTCTGCGACAGGAGAAGGTTTTGATTCTGTTATATTGGATGATTGCGATTTCTCATTGGCATATGCACTTGAAAGAACTATAATTAATAAACAAGAAGTGGTTGGAGATAGAGTTATTAAACTTAGAAATGACGAAGAATTTAAGGGGGCAAAGGCTAGATTTCAAGATGTTCCGAATGAGTTTAAGGCAGGAAGTAGTGCCAATGAAACAGCAGAGATATTTATTAATATATTTAAGAAAGCAGTCAAATCTGCATCGGGGATAAAAGATGACGTAGTATTAGAAGCAAAGAAGGTTGAACAAATTACAGAGCATAAAAAGAAAGAAGAAGTTAAGATCGAGTCACTAAAGCAAGAAGATGCTCAGTCTGAGGATAATATTATCAAGTCTAAGCTGATTGCTTGGATAGAGTCTAGCATAACTAGAATGGATGATTCTGCTGTGCAATGGTTAAATGATTTAAAACCATCATACCAAGAGGCAATTAAGGCTTCTGATATGGGAACTATAGGTCAAATTATGACATATCTAGGATATGATGTGAATGGAAACTAAGCTTGTACAATTAGAAATAGTTGACATGGAAATGTTAAGTGAAAGTGAATTGAGTAGTAGAGTTGAGGACGTGATAGTTCAAATTGAGGAATTCGAAGACACTTATACTCACGATAGTTGCATAGCCATATCTAAATTATATTTAGAATTGGGAGAATATTTAAACATCATGAATAAGTCTGAGAATGTATTATTAAACTAAAGATGAGAGGTGTAAAAACCTCTCTTTCTTTTACTAAAAAATTGACATAACACAATAATTATGTTATAATACTTTCGGAGGTGTTAAATGAAAGTAAAATGTAGAGCTTGTGGAGAGAAAATAGAACGTGACGAGGCTTATAAGGTCGTAGAGAAAGGCAGGAACTCTTACTACTGTAATGAGTCGGAGTATGAGGTTGTAATGGCTGAGAATGGCTATAAGACACTCACAATGGATTTAATGTTAGATATTAGCGGATTAAAGAAATTATCAACCCAATCTACTATACTGATTAATAGCTTGAATAAAAAAATTGTTAATAAATATGGTAGTAATGAGGTATTATATAACACAATTAAATCTTGCATGAAATTAATAATGGATTTAATAGACGAGAATTGTATTATTAATGGGAATGATAGAATCAAATATGCCATTGCTGTCCTAGATAGGCACGTTGATGATGGTGTTAAGATGATGAGGAATAATAAGAAAAATAAGAATGTGGAATATAATGAAAATGTTGAATATTCTATGCCATATGTAAAGAGAAGAGGTAAAAGTGATATAAGTGAGATATTAAGAAAAATGGGGGAGATTGAGTGAAATACATGGGGAGTAAGAATAGAATAGCAAGACATATTTTACCGATTATATTAAAAGATAGAAAAGAAGGTCAATGGTATGTAGAACCTTTTGTTGGTGGTGCTAATATGATTGATAAGGTTGAAGAAAATAGAATAGGTGCTGATTGTAATGAATATTTAATAGAGGCGTTAAAATTGATTAGGGATAATATTACAATCATTCCTAAAGATAATACTGAAACTAATGAATTAGAATATAAATTTGCTAAAAATAGTAATAATAAGGCATTAAAAGGATATTATGGATTTGCTTTGTCTTATGGAGGGAAATGGTTTGGTGGATGGCGTAGAGATAAAAAAGGGAAGAGAGATTATGTAGCAGAGGCTTACAGAAGTGCCACAAAACAATCCGAATTATTACAAGGTGTAGAATTTGTTCATAGTGAATATAACGAATTAGACATCCCTAATAATTCTATTATATATTGCGATCCACCATATGCCAATACTACTAAATACAAAGATAGCTTTAACCATGATGAGTTTTGGGAGTGGTGCAGAGTTAAGTCCAAAGAAGGCCATCAAGTGTTCATAAGTGAATATAATGCACCCGATGATTTTGAATGTGTGTGGCAAAAAGAAATAGTTAGTAGCTTGACTAAAAACACAGGTGCTAAAAAAGGTGTAGAAAAATTATTCATATATAAAGGTGAGTGCGAATGAGTTATAATTTCATAACAACAAAGGGGGAGTTAAAAACATATCCCGAAAATTTAACTTCCAACAGAGCTAATATAGAAGGTAAATTGATAGGTTGTTTGGCTAGTGATTTATCTCTATTTCTAAATTGTTCGGGAATCAAGGCTAGTAGTATGCTTACAGATGAGGGCAAGGTTTTATTCGAAGTATTGCATAAAGTGTATGAAAAAGGTGCTAGTGAGGTAGATTTATCTATTATAGATACGGTATTGTCTAACTCACAAATACTAAGAGGGGAGTTTATTAAATGCAATGGGTATCAAACCATTAAGAATTTAGAGAAAGAGATTAATCCTACAAACTTCAATACATATCTGTCAGACTTTTCTACAAGCAATTCTGCACTAGATACATATAAATTGACAATAGAGTTGCAAGAGAAGTTGGAGAATATGTCAGTAATTATGAGCCAAGACGAATTATCTTCATATGTTGACTTCAAAGTTAATGAGATCAGAAAGAATAATGTGTCGGATACAGGCGTGCAATCCATATCCATTACCGATCAGTTTCTGCAAGATTTAAGAGAAAAGAAAAAATTGGGAACTCCATATGATGGACTAAGGATGATTTCTAATACAACTCTAGGATTGCACATGAGTAACTTTTCCCTGTTGACATCAGTAACTAACTCTGGAAAAGCACAACCATTAGATGCAAAAGTTTTAACTAGAGATGGCTTCAAAGAGATGAGGGAGTTAAAAGTTGGAACTGAGATATATGGTGAAGACGGTAAGTTATATAAAGTTAAAAACATAATGCCACAGGGGAGGCTAAGGGCATTTAAAGTTAAATTCTCAGATGGAGCGGAAACTATATGCAATGATAAACATCTGTGGAATGTAAGCGATAGTAAACGTAAAAAATATCAAACTCGTGAATTAAGGGATATAATGAATATTAAGTATACGAATAGATATATACAGAAAAATAACCCTATTGAATTTGACAAGAAAGAGTTGCCTATTCCTCCATATCTATTAGGAGTATTAATAGCAGATGGGCATCTAAGTGGCAATACAGTGACTTTTAGTACCGATGAAGAATATATAGTAAATAAAGTTAAAAGTTTAATACCCGAAGATTACCATGTAAAAAAACAAAAAGGTGACAATTATAGGTATTCTATAAAACATAACGATCATTTAAGAAATAAAAATATATTAAATCAGCATATTAAAGCAATGGGATTAAAAGTAAAGAGTTATGATAAATTTATCCCTAAAGAATATTTATATGCAAGCAAGGAAGATAGATTAGAATTATTGAGAGGTTTGTTTGATTGCGATGGGTGTGCAAGCAAAACTATATCGAATCTAATGTATACAACAACATCAACTAGATTAAAAGATGATATGATATGGTTATGTAGAAGTTTGGGGTATAGTGTTAAATATGGAGTTGACCCTAGAAGTAAAAAATACACATCGGGTGTATGTTATAATATATCAATAAAGCATGTTGCTGGACAAGATAGATTTTTTACTAGTCCAAAACATACAAGTAGATATAAAGAATCCAATAAATATTTAGAGCAAAGGCATCATTTTAAAGAGATAATTGATCTAGGGTACGATGTAGAAATGCAATGTATAGAAACAACAAATCCTAGTGGATTATACATTACAGATGACTTTATTGTAACTCATAATTCTACCATAATGTTTAATCAAATAGCCATGAGTTTTGTTGATTTAGGTGAACCTGTGCTATTATATTGTAATGAATCAGAAGAGCATCAAATACAAGAGCTTCTACTAGTCAGAACGCTATGTTTAAAATTTAATTATTGGAAGTTGAACAGAAATGATTTATCTAAGGGAGAATTTAGTCCCGAACAGGAAATTATGATAGAAAAAGCTAGGCAATATATTGATGAGCATTATAAAGATAAAATATTATTCAAAAAGGCTAATAAGTATACAGTTAGTGAGTTCTTATCTATAGTGCGTAGATATGCTTACAGAGGGGTTAGGCACGTATTTCTAGACACGTACAAATCCGAGAACCCATCTAGTGATAATGTTAGAGGAGAGTTGATAGACAGTTCTAGAAGGATATATGAAACTTGCAGGACATTGGATATAAATTGCTTCGCTACATATCAAACAGCCCTTAGGCATAAGGAAGTGCAGAAGAGAGGATTGGATGAGTCGATTCTATCTGAGGCTAAATCTATTGCAGAGGTATTAGACATTATCTTAGCTTGTAGACAGTTATATGACAACGAATATACAGGTGAAAAATATGACGTTAAGCCTTATAAGTGGAAACTGAATGATGATGGGAAGGGGTATCATCAAGAGTATATTACATTAGACCCAACTAAGAAATATCTAGTTATGAACATCGCTAAGAGTAGGTATGGGGAGAAGAGCGTTGCTGTGCTATATGAAATGAATTATACATGGGGATTATTAAAAGAGGTAGGGCAGTGTGGAATACATTCAGACTAAGGAGGGTAAATGGCAGATATTGTTAAGATGAAATTGAGCAATAATAAAGAATTGATAATAGAATTACTAGAAAAATATGGATTCTGCAATTTCTCTGGAAGTGAATATCTGTCGTTTGCTTTCGATGATGAATCCACAGGCAGTTGTAAACTCAACACAGAGACGCTACACTTCAACAGGTGGTCTACAGGTGATTCGGGTGATATAATTACAGCCATAATGCTCAAGACAGGGCTATCTTTCAAAGAAGTCTTGTCTGAGTTAAGGTGTTATTTAGGAATATCAGATGAAATGTGTAGCATGACTAAAATTGATGTAAAAAAGCAATCTGAGATATTCAATGGATTATTTGGTCACATAGATGAATTGCGTGGAGAGAAAATATATACGCAGAGGGAGATAGAAAGATTCACGCCTATCATATCTACAACATTTAGGCAAGAGGGAATCAATATATTTACCCAACATGAATTTGATATTAGATATGATAAAAATACAGATAGGATTGTCATATTGTGGAAAGACTTAGAGGGAAATGTAGTAGGTTGCAACGCTAGATCGAATTATGATTTTAGTGATGACTATAAATATAAGTATATTAGTTTATTACAATTTAGCAAAGGTAATTTCCTATTTGGATTATATGAAAATCAATTCAATATAAGGCACGATGGGATAGTATTTGTGTTTGAGGCAGAGAAATCCACAATGCAATGTGCTAGTTTTAATGTTAGAAATGCAGTGTCATTAGGATGTTCTGCTATGAAAAAAGAACAACTCATGTTATTAAAGGGTTGTGGTGTGAAGAAGATTGTATTAGCTTTTGATGAAGGTGTTGAATATCTGCATTATGTCAATACAGCATCTAAAATTAAAGAGTGGTTGCCAAGTGTGGATGTTTATATGTTATATGACAAGAAGAATGAATATTTGAAGAAAGGCAGTAAGTGTTCGCCTGTAGATTTAGGTGAGAATGTGTTTAATGAATTACTTAAAAAGTGTTTGACAAAATTAATGTAATATGTTATAATAAGCTATATTAAATAACAGCTAAGGAGGAATTGATGGTAGAACAAAAAGCAATGGATTGGTTGAATGGAAATCAATTAAGTTATGATATTTGGAATAATAAATATAGGTTTAATGGTGAGAGTTTTAATGAGTGGTTAGAAAGAGTGTCTGGCGGAGATAAAGAAGTTAGTAGGTTGATAGAGGAAAAGAAGTTTTTATTTGGCGGTAGAACTCTTAGCAATAGAGGAACTGGGAATAATTCATCATTTTCTAATTGCTATAGTAGTGGATATGCACCAGATTCAGTAGAGGGGATGCTAGAGCTGTCTAAAAGAATTGCGTTAACGTATAAGTCAGAAGGTGGACAAGGTATATCAATGTCTAAGGTTAGACCTAAAGGCTCTCCTGTTGGCAAACATGGGTTTACATCTGATGGAATAATACCTTTTATGGAAGTATTTAATCAAGTGACTTCCTCTATATCTCAAGGTGGCTCAAGAAAGGGAGCTTTGATGTTATCGCTAGATGTGTGGCATAAAGAAATTGAAGAATTTATCAATGTTAAGTCCGATTCAAACAAAATAAATAAAGCTAATTTGTCAGTTGAAGTGGATGATAGATTTATGAATAGCATAAAAAAATATTATAATGGAGAAGGATATACAACCATACATAATGAATTTGTATGTGAAAATGGCGAAGTGATTAATTATACAGTAGACCCAATAGCTATTTATAAGAAAATGATGTATATGGCGTGGGATAACGCTGAACCAGGGATTATATATATTGAAAGATTTAGAAATTATAATCTTATGCAATATATAGACGAATATGAAATAATTACAGGGAACCCATGCGGGGAACAGCCATTACCTAAAGATGGAGCTTGCAATTTAGGCTCAATTAATTTATCTGTGTTTATAGATAAACCATTCACAAGTGATGCAAAATTCAATTATGAAGAGTTTAAAAAGTCTGTTAGGATTGCAATAAGAGGTTTAGATAGTGTAATAACGGATGGCATGAACTTGCACGCCCTACAAGAACAAAGAGATGTAGCCATGAATTATAGAAATACTGGATTGGGCATTATGGGGTTAGGGGATATGTTTTTCAAATTAGGTATAAAGTATGGTAGCATAGAATCTAAATCTATAACAGGGGAAATTATGGATATTATGTTTAGAGAAGCGATTTTCTCTAGTAACGAATTAGCTAAAGAATATGGGTCTTTCCCAAAATATAGGAGTGAGGTATTAGATTCTGATATAATTAAATATCATTTTGATGAAAATGAAATAGAGATTTTGAAAGTAAATGGGCTTAGAAATTGCTCATTACTATCGGTTGCTCCAAGTGGGTTAAATATATTGGCTCACTATAAAACTTGTTAATTGCTGGAATACCCTTAGAGTCTATATAACTACAACGTAACTAGAAATGGTAAGCGTGAATGTTTTAAAATATATAGAATTGGGCAATCAGCAGATGCATATCTAAATAGTGTAGCCACTTGGAGGAATTATAATGAGTTCTGAAAGTGCTAAACTAAAAAGAGAAAAACTAATCGGTAAAAAATTTGGAAAACTCACTGTTATTGGATTTAAATATGAAATAAAAAGAAAAAGATATTATGTTGTATGCTCTTGTGAATGTGGAAAAGAAACAATAGTAGATCAAAATAAATTAAAAACTGGTCATACTAAATCTTGCGGTTGCAATATATCGGAAATGTTGGTATATAGAAATAAGACATTATTATCAAAACATAATTTAACTAATCATCCAATGTATGTAACTTGGCTCGGTGGATATAAAAGGTGTAATAACGATACCGATTCAAATTATAAAAGATATGGCGGAAGAGGAATAAAATGTGAATGGACTTTAGAAGAAGCTTGTGCTTGGTATGATGAAAATCCAAAGCCAGTTGGAAAGTACAGTTTGGATAGAATAGATAATAATGGCAATTACTGTATTAATAATGTAAGATGGGCGACTGATTTAATGCAAGCTGTGAATAAAGAACATGTTAAAAAGTCAAAAAATATATATGATACTAAAAGTGGAAAAATCAGAGCATGCATTAGCATCAAAGGAGTACAATATAGTAAAACTTTTACTGTATATAAAGAAGCTGAACAGTGGATAGAAGAATTGAGAAACAAAAGATTAGATATGTATTTCAACGACTAAGGTTCGCACACGCGAGAAGTACCGCCAAGCTTATGGGTTTAATTAACTTTTAATTAAAGGGAAACGCAAGTCTTAGAAGATATAGTCTGAACTATATGGAAACATATAGAAGTTCATAAGAGAACTGCTTAGAAAGTTGCGAGTCTAGGTGAACATATGCAATCGGAACTTTATTAAATGTTACAAATGGGATAGAGCCTGCATTTATGATTTCATATAATAGAAAAACTGAATCTCTACATAAAGATAAAGAAGTAGAATATAAAGTATTTATAGAGTCGGCAAAAGAGTATATGGAGATTAATAAAACAGACAAATTACCACCGTATTTCATAACAGCTATGGATATAGACTGGAAAGATAGGGTTGATATACAATCTATTATTCAAAAACATACAGACACAGCCATCTCATCAACCGTCAATTTAAAAAATGAAATAAGGCAAGAAGAGGTCGAGCAATTATATCTATATGCGTGGGAAAAAGGACTAAAAGGAATTACAATATTTAGAGATGGATGTAATAGATCACAAATATTATTTGGAGATTCCGATAAAAAAGAAAAAACGTCTAAAGTTATGATGTCTGAAATACCAAGCGATACATTTTATGTGAAAAGAAAAATAACACATGGATGTGGAACTACGCATTTATTTATAGGATTTTCACCTTCCGAGAATAAAATAGTAGACGTTTATAATATAGCTAAAATGAATGGTGGGTGTCAAAAAAATATTACATCTCAACTTATATTGATTTCTCAGATACTTAGAGTTGGTGGGGATATAAGAGAAGTGCAAAAAACTATTGATGGCATTGATACTTGTGCCAGTTATTACGGAGCTAGACTTAGAGGTGTTCAAGTTTCAGAAGGTAGAAATTGTCCATCTGCTATGGTTAAGGAGATTATAAAAACAGAAGATGAATTAAAAAATAATTCAGATAATACTATTATAGTAAAAAATGTAGATGCTGAAAACAATTTGGATAAAATTGCTGTACCAATATCCAAAACTACTTGTCCAGAGTGTGGTGCAGAGCTAATGCCTCAAGGTGGATGTTGGTCGTGCCAATGTGGTTTTTCGAGGTGCGAATAGTTGAGAACATAGGTGGGTGCAATTCCCACCACAATAAAATTAAATTAAGGAGAGTATATGGATGCAAGAGATATAGTTAAGAAGGGTAGACTTCATCACGTATTAAAATACAATGGTATAGAAATGGACTTGGATTTAATGGAAGATTTAGAAGTCTGCATAGAGGGGAACATAAGAGAGCTTGTCTGTAGATTTGGCAATGGTAATAACGATATAGATATGATAAAGAATAGAATGAATAGTATTATGGCAGAGGCATTAGAGGTTATGATAATGGAATTGCATAACAATGACCCTAAGTACGATATTACAGATCAAGAGGTTATATATGATACTGTGGAAGGGATTGTGTATGAATAGATTAAAACTATGGATTGAGAATATGCAATTAGATTTATTAGCTAGAAGTATAATTAGGTTAGAACGAGCCTTTGATAAAATGAATGGGAAATTATTGAAAACCATTAATAAAGAGGAAGAGTTATACGAAGCTAATCAAAGAAGGAATGAATTGAAAATTATAGAAATAGAAGATTCAATAAATAAATCTAGAAGTGAATGGGTAGATAGAAAGATGGAGTTAAACAACAAAAGAGAGCATGTGCTAAAAGTCAAGAAAGTGCTAGGAGGGGAGTAGTCCCTCCTTTTTATTAGGGGGAATTATGACTAGAGAAGAATTTTGGTATTTATTAATAGACAGATGCAACGAACCTTATATAAGTAAATTTGTAAATGACTTGTCTAATATGAAAACAGGAATTAGCAGAGATGACATTATAGCAGACTGTTATGTGTACTTCATAGAAGATAATTGTAAGAGGTTAGATAAAATACAGAATGAGAATGGTGCTAAAATTGCAATACTGAATAGATTTAGAAGGGTGTATAGGGTATATAAGAAAAAGAATACTGGAATAGAAAATATTGATAGTTATTTTACAGAGTATGAATTAATTAAAATGAAAGAATTGCACTATACAGACTTCCAAAAGAGATTGGCTACGTTTTTCCTAGAAAGAGTTAGGATGTTGGATCAATTAAATATAAATCACACAATGGATTCCAACAAAAGACCCAATCGTTCTTGGTATAAAAAAGAAATCTCATCTATAATATTTAAGACCGATAGAAAGTATAGGACAGCTAGAGGTTTAAATGATTTTATGGAATGGTGTCCTTTAGATGAAGATGAAAGGAACCTGTTATTATATTTCAAATCTAGCTCAAATAGAATAAAGAATTTCAACATATCTGACAAGTACCTAAGAGGAAGTAGAATAGATGACTATAAGGCTATTGGATGCATGAAGGAAATATATGCTAGAATGATGGCAATAGTTTGGAGTGTTGACGATGGCAATTAATTATCAAGGGTTTGTTAAAACCGTACATAAGGCAAAGACAGGAGAAATATACGTAGTGGAGGAATATTTAGGTATAAAATCCTCCAAACATAAATATAGAATTAGGTTTGCTGTGAATGGAAAAGTTAAGGTTGTAGATTATAACCAAATTAAAAATAATGCTGTAACCTTTTCATTCACAAAACCAAGAGGAAAACCAAAACCAAAGTCAAAACCTAAAACCGCATTGCTAGATAAAAATAAGATTGAATTGTGTGGAAATGTGGGAATATTTGCATTAGATTTGGCAACTAGTACAACGGGTTATGCAGTCTTTCATAATGTGAATTATATAGAGTCGGGAGTTATATCTAAGTCAAATAAAGACAAATTTATTAGAATTAATGATATGCTTAATGAGGTTATGTTTCGTATTAAACAACATAAGGTGGATGTAGTCGTCATAGAGGATATATTTCTGTCGGGACATAACAATGTAGGCGTAACGTCTTATAAAGCCTTGTCAAATATTCAAGGTGCAATAGTTGATAGATTGATAGTGGATGGGTATAAATATCATCTCACAATGCCTAATGAGTGGAGATCATCCTTCTTTAAAGGCAAACATAACAGAGAGCAGAGTAAGATCATGGCTATTGAATATGTTAGAGATGTGATGGGGTTGGATGTTGTGGAAGATGAAGCTGAGGCAATACTTATAGGAATGAGCCATTTAAAGAAATACTATAAAATTGATTGACATAAAGTATAAAGTATGATATAATTATTACATATCAAATAACAGTTTAGGAGGGGTTATGTTAGAAATAAATAATACTAGAGTATATGGATTAGAGGAGAGTATAATATCAAGTGGGTATCCGATGATGGCAGAAGAAATAAGTGAATGGGATGATTACGCTGAGGATTTAATTACAGAAAAGGACATTAATAGAGCTATAAAGTTAGGAAATACACCACAAGGTTCAGGACACTCAAATTATTTGAAGGGTATTATAGTACAATTTGATTTGAAGTATCCCAATTATTTTACACCGCAACTCCAAAGATATAACTTTATAGACATAGTATCATCTACGTCTAAAATGCACAAATTGATTAAAATGGATATTGATGAAATGTGTAATAAATATGTAGATGAAGAAGTTATTATGATTTTGCGACATTGGATTGAGATTTATAATGGATTTCCTAAAGATATAGACAAGGTTGTAGTTGCAGATGGATGGATGTGTCAATGTGAACAATGGCAAGATTTTTCAGCTTTTGCATATAATGGCATGTTTGATGAAAAATATGGCGAGGGCGTTTGGATGGACAATAAAAAAGAATACACAAAGCATGAAATATTTATGAAAATAATATCTAATACTCCTATGGGATTAGAGCAAACTATGAGAATATCAACTAATTATTTACAACTTAGAACTATTTATAATCAGCGTAAATCGCACAAGCTTGAGGATTGGAGTATATTTTGCGATTGGTGTGAAACATTACCATACTTTAAAGAATTTTGCTTAGGAGGAATAAATGGCTAAGAAAGAAAAAGTGAATGTGTTAGGTACGGAGTATACAATAAAATATAAAACCCAAGAAGAGGATTTGGCATTGCTAGAGTGTGATGGATATTGCGATTTTACCACTAAAGATATAATGGTCAAATTGTATGAAACCGACTCTCCATTAGCCTTTAATGATATAAATTCTTATTATAGGCATGTTGTAAGGCATGAGATTGCTCATGCTTTTATGTATGAATCTGGATTGAATGTTTGCAATGACTACGCTAGGAATGAAGAATTGATAGATTGGATAGCAATTCAGTTACCTAAGCTAGCTAAAGCTGTAGAGAGGTATATGTAGGAGGTTAAGATGAAAAGATTATTAAAAAACGTGGAAAGCCTTACGAGAATCGGGCTAGAGTTTATGGGTTGTAAAAATATAGAATATAATATTTACAATAAATGCGATGAATCTTTTATAGAAATATCCTTGTTTTATGTAAATCAAGATTATGATGTTTTTGTTGATGCAAATTTACCACTAGATAAAATTGTAGAAGATATTAAAAAGGCATTTTTAGATATGGCTTTTGCTATAGAATTAAATAGATATATTGATACATATAATATGGATATTCAAAGAAACCCACATTATGATGTAGCGTAGGAGGTTGCTATGAAGGTGCCGATGAAAACAGAATGATTAAGCTTAAGCAAACGCACCCTAAATTGTATAAATTTTTAATGGATGAAATGAACTATAAAGAGATCTGCAAAGAATTAAAAATACCTGTATAAATTCAGAAATTTATCTGAACTTACAGAGAGAGGTGAGATATGAAAATAGTTAGATGTATAACTTGTATGAGACAAGTAAAAATAAAAGAGGAAACTAAAAAGTACAGATGTGTGCACTGCAATACAGAATATGAGTATGCGGAAATAATAGAAGATAACTTACTAGAAAAAAAAGGAGAGAATGTTGATTAATACGGATGAGATAATAAAATATGACACAGAGGTAAAATTTGCAAGAGAACACAATAAAGTGCCTATTCCAACTAGAAGGGAAGGGGATTGCGGATTCGATATATATGCCGACCCTAAATGGATTAGAGAAGAGCATGATGGATATTTAGTAATTAATTCATTGGAAACTGTTATGATTCCTACAGGGCTAAGGACTGTAATTGATAGTGGCTACTATGCTCAAATTCAAGAGAGAGGCTCTACAGGGGTCAAAGCTATGAAATATGGGAGTGGGGTAATAGATTCATCGTATAGGGGAGTATATAATATTGTTATCACGAATTGTAGTGATAGCCCAATTATAATATATGATGATAAAGACGAATTTATTAAAACTAATGTGGAATATTTAAAAAATAAGACACATGAAAAGTATATAGACTACCCTGTATCTAAAGGTATAGCACAATTTCTAATATTGCCTGTGCCTAAAGTTAAAATGACAGAAGTGTCGGTTGAAGAGGTATTGGCAGATAAAACTGAAAGAGGAGAAGGAAAATTAGGTAGTAGTGGAAAATAGGGGTTGCATAATGCAATCCCTTGTGTTATAATAGATATTATATATAGAGGAGGAGATTTATATTAAGCCTGTATTTAAAGAAGAAATGGATTTTTTAGGAATTGATAGTAAATATGAAAACTTATTATGGGTAGACAAACGGGCATATCGTGGATTTGATAAAGATATGAATATGATTAAATATGGCAGAAGTTTAGAGAAGTTACCACAAGACATATCTAACCTAATTACGCATAATAAATTTTGTGATATATATTATGATAAAAATATTAAAGATAAAGTTGAGTATGAAAAAGACAAATTTAAAGAGTATCTATTAAGTAATAATTATGAGGAATATGTAATATCTGTAAGTGGCGGAAAAGACTCTACTGTATGTGGTGAAATATCTATGCAAGCATTAGATGAATTAGGTATTGATTATAGAATATTATTTGGTAATACATCAAATGAGACACACTTCACATATCAATATGTTAAAAAGACATATGGTGGTAAATTAGAGATAGCGAACCCATCCGAAGGCTTCTATCAATGGTGCAAGAGAAATAAATTTATACCTACTAGATTCGGCAGGGCTTGCTGTAGTGTATTTAAAGAGGGGAATATAGGTGAATATCTCAACCCTACTATTACAACACTTCATATTTTAGGTATGAGAAGAGATGAGAGTAAGACTAGAAGTGAATATAAACAAGTCAGAAAAGGTAAATGGAAAGAAAAAATGGCACAGGAAAATTGGGATATGTATTTGCCTATTATAGAATTTAATGATTTAGATATATGGTCATATCTCATAGCAAATAATATAGAATATAATCAATTATATAAATTCGGATATGGTAGAGTAGGGTGTACTAATTGTCCATACAGGAATGATTATGAACTAAAATTAAATAAATATTTTCTACCTAAATATGATAAAGAATGGAAAAAGATATTAATTCAATATTTTAAAGACACTAAACAATGGATATATAAAAATTGTACGGTGCAAGAATTTTTAGATGGGGACTGGAGAGCTGGTGTTGTAAGAGAAGTTCCGACCGATGAGGTAATTTTAGAATTTGCAGATTATATGAATATCACATATGAAAAAGCTAGTAAATACTTTAAGCAAAACAGATGTGATTGTGGTAAAGGATTGAGTGGAGATATGATTGCGTTAAACATGAAGTTGTTAGGAAGGGAAACTAATGCTAGAATGTGTTTAAAATGCTTAGCTGAATTTCTAGGCACAACTAAGGCTAAATTAAAAGAAGAGATAGAGAGATTTAAAGATGAAGGGTGTAATTTATTTTAATAGAGGGTTGTTAATTCAACCTTCTATGTTATAAGGGGGATAAAGTATTGAATTGGATTTCATGTCATACACATACAGATTTAAGTAACAGCATATTGACAGATTCACCATGTAGCTATAGTGATTATATAGCTCGTGCTAAAGAGTTAGGGATGAAAGGATTAATAATAACAGAACATGGAAACGCTCTGTCTTGGCTAAAGAAAAAGAATGAATTAGAGAAGAATGGAATGAAATATGTATTTGCTTGTGAAGGTTATGTAACAAGCTCAAGGGAGGCGGATAACTCATTTCATCTCTGCATATATGGACTAAACAATGAAGGTAGAAGAGAAATAAACCAACTCATATCTAATGCTTATAAGAGGGATAGGTCATTCTATCGTAGACCTCGTATGATGATAGATGATGTATTAGAATGTGAGAATATAGCAATAGCAACAGCTTGCCTTGCCTCTGCATTGGCTAGGGATATAGAAGGTGAGGTTGCACAGAAGTTGTTAGCATGGGGGTTAGAGAATAAAGATAAATTTTTCTTAGAAATTCAACCACATGATTATGCAGAACAAATTGAATATAATAAGAAGTTAATAGAATTATCAAAACAGCATGGCTATAAATTGATAGCATCTAATGATGTGCATTATACAGATAAATTTACAGGTGAAGTTAGAACTAAAATGCAACAATCTAAAGGTATGAACTTTACAGATGAGGATAGTTTTGATCTTTCATTAAAATCATATGATGAGATGTTGTTGGGGTATATTAAGCAAGGGATAGATGAAAGTATAGCAAAAGAGTCTCTAGCTAATACTAATGTATTATATGATATGGCTGAGGAATATGAGGTGGACAAGTCATTTAAATACCCTAATCTATATGACAATCCTATCAAGATGATGACAGATAGATGTTTAGAGGAATTTAAAAATAAAGGATTTGTCGGAAATAAAGAATATGCAGATAGATTAATTCAAGAATTAGAAGTGTATAGAGTTATGGGTGCAGAATCATATATGTTGTTATTCTCAGATTGGATAAGAGGATTAAAAGATGATGGGATTCACGTTGGCTACAGCAGAGGTTCAAGTTCGGGAAGTATCGTATCGTACTTATTAGGGATTACAGAGATAGACCCAATAATGTTTAAGACCAGTTTTAGTAGATTTATGAATGAACATCGTGTGAGTTTGGCGGATATAGATGTTGATATAGCCCCCAACGAAAGAGATAGGGCTAAAGAATGGTTTTATGGTGTGAATGGATTAAACTGTAGTGACATAATAACATTCGGCACAGAACAAGAAGCGGGTGCTATTGATATGATGGGTAGAGGTTTTAACTTACCATTAAGAGAAGTGGAGAATATTAAAAATAATGTGTCGGACTCAAGAAAAGATGAAAAATATACTGACTTCTTTAAGTATGTAGATATAACCATAGACACTACTACTAAGATAGGTAGACACCCTGCTGGAGTATTGGTTTCAGACTTAGATATAGAGAAAGAAATAGGATTGATTACTATTACGGATAAAACCACAGAGAAGGGTTATAGGACTGCCTCACAGCTTAATATGAAAGAGTTGGAAGAATTAGGGTATGTAAAGGCGGATGCCTTAGGATTAGCCAATATAGGCGTTATAAATAAGACTTTTGAATATATAGGCATGGAAAGATTGAATCCTCAAACTTGTGACTTTACAGATATGAATGTATGGAACAATATTAAAAAAAGTCCTGTTGGGATCTTTCAATTTGAAGCTGAGAAGTCACATGAACAATTAGCACAAGCTATAGATAATATACGTGGCACTGAATTAATAAAGGTCATGAGTTTTGTTTCTGGATGTATACGCCCTTCGGGAGCATCAATAAGGAAGGATTACCTATCGGGAAAAAAGTACGACAACGGACATGAAGCCATAAATGAATTTTATAAAGGCAATTCGGGGTATATCATATATCAAGAAGATTTAATATCATTCTTAACACAATTTTGTGGTTATAGTGAAGCTATGGCGGACGTAGTTAGAAGAGCTGTGGCCAAAAAAGGAGATACTCGCTCATTAATAAATGATATAAGGATTGGATTTAAGAATAATTTTAGTCAAAAATACAATGTGAGCGGAGACGAGTGTGATAAATTAGTAAATGGATTTTTAGAGATAGTTGAACTAGCCTCAGACTATTCATTTTCATATAACCATGCTATAACATACTCTATAACAGGATTTATATGTGGATGGCTTAGAACTTACCATGAAAAAGAATTTATCACAGCTAATCTAAATGAGTTTAAAGATAAGACTGATAAAATGAAGGAGATATTCAACTACATTAAACAGCATACCAACCTCAAAATAGAGCCACCAAGATTTGGCAAGGCTACTATGGAATATTCATACGACAAAGAAAGGGACATTATCTATGAAGGATTATATGGAGCTAAGGGGTTGTCTAAAAATACAGAGCAAGAGTTGAATAAAATAGACAATATGCAGTTTAATTCATTCTTTGAATTACTCATTTATATGAAAGATAATGATATAAAATTGTCTTCATCTGATATTTCAATCTTAATCAAGCTAGACTTTTTTAAAGAGTTTGGAAACCAAAAAGCATTGCTAGATATTGCAGAATTGACTGTTAGCTCAGAGAGTAAATTATCATACAAAAGCGGCAGCATTACAAAAGCTGTTGAAAAATATGATGGATTAAGATCGGAATTAAATGAGTTGAATAATTCTACAATTAACAACATTATAGATATGATAATTTATATCAAAGATAATAAACTAAAAATCTCTGCTACTGATATTAAATTCTTAGCTAAGATTGGAGTTATAGAGTTAGGTATAACAGAATCTGAACTGTCTGATATCCTCTCATTGGCTCTAGGAACTAAGAGTGCAGTAAAATACACATCTGTTAAATCGGAAGAGCTTAGAATGACCAAGAGAGAGGCATTATATAACCACGTTGCTAATATAGTAGACATGGACAACTTATACTTTAAGTTAAATGAGGAAGTTGATATAAAGGTTGGAGTGTTGTCAGAATTGTATAATATAGTTGCAGAAATTGAGTCAAGCAATGAAGATTTGCCAGAAATACAAAAATCTGTAAATGAATTACAAATTCTAGGTCACACTAGCAAGATATTCCCTAGCATGGAAAATGAGTTTATGTATATACTAGACAGAAAAAAGCCATACTCTACTTATATAGTTAAAACCTTCTCCCTTAAAACGGGTGAGATTAAAACTTATAAAGTTAAAAAAGATAATATGATTGCAGAGAAAGATCAATTAATATTAGTTAATGCAACAGAAGAAAAAGAAGGAAGCATGTTAGTGGATGGCAAATGGCAGAAAACGGGTATGTTCCATAGCTTTATAGAGTCGATGAGTGTAGTGAAGATATAAAAAAAGTGTTGACTTTAAAAATTGATTGTGTTATAATAGGTGTATATTAAATTACTAGGAGGAATTGATGAGTTCAAGTAGACAGAAAAGAAGAAATGAAGCTAAGGTTATAATACAACAAGAGAAGAAAAAGAAATCTAGAGAGTTGCAACACGCTAGGAGAAAACAAAAAAAGAAGGAGATTATTGGTGTAAAACATCTAAGCATTAAAGCCAAGATTAAAGATGTTATAGATGGATTAAAGAAAAGAGAAAATAGAGATGCAACCATTCTTTATATGCCGAATAGCTTATATGAAGTAGCATCCGTATGGTTAGAAGATGGAAAATTTAATGAAACTGTAGATGTTGTAGCGTGGGATTTAGAATTACATGGTGAGATAATTACAGAGTTAGGTGTAGATGTAAAAATAGATTTAGTTGCGGATTAATTTCCGTAGCTAAGTTTATATAAAGTGATGAATTTATCGGGAGTGGTTAGATGTTAATGCTAAGGTTTTATATAAAGATGGCACTATAAAAAAGTGTGACAAAAAAAAGTATTAAAAAAGTAAAATGCAATCAAGAGTTAAGAAAAAAAATGTTTGAAATAGTATAAAGTCAGAAGTTTATCCAAATATAGGGAGGCGAGATGTATAAAATAAATAAAAATATCATACCTAGTCAAAATGATTTAGATGTGTATATAGGCAAAACATTTCAAAGCAACTATCATGGTAAATTTAAAGTTCTAGGTATACATTCGGTGGGTAGAAGAAGTACAAAAAAATATCTATGCCAATTTGAAGATGGAGGTATAACTATTAGTGATGGAAATGTAATTAGGAAGGGTGAAATTAAGCCTAACTATTATGCAGAGGAAGAGGTTGAGATAGATGAGTCATTGGAAAAAGAGAACGCAAAACTTAGAAAACAACTACAAAAGTCTAGAGATGATTTGAGAATACTTAGAAAAGATGACAGGTCTATGTATAGAAATAATGAAGTATATTCTAATTTTATAGATTCATTAATGGATTATGTAGATAATAGATGCGACAACTACACCCCATGCAGAATTAAGCCCATTGATGAAAACCTACAAAAGCAAATGATTCTATGTTTTGGTGACCACCATCTTGGTCAAAAAATATCGTTACCAACTAATGAATTTAATATGGATGTCGCCAGACAAAGATTGTTTAAGTATGTAAATAAATCCTTAGAATATGCCAAATCTATGAACATATCTAACATAACAGTTTTGTGGGTAGGAGATGGATTGAATTTAGATGATAGATTAGATCAACTCTTGACCAATCAATATACTAGAGCAGAATCATTTTTAAGGGCGTTCGATTTATATTGTGAGATAGTTGAGTATTTATTAAATAAAGGATATGAGATAAGTATGGCTGGGATTGTAGGCAATGAATCTAGGATGAAAGGTCACGAACATATGTCTAACGTAGATGATGTTGCTAAAGACAATTTAGATTATATGGTATATCAAATGTTAAAGAGAAAATATAAAAACTATATTACATTTATAAATGATTGTGATAAATTAGAAGATATGATTCATGTAAACGGACATGAGATTATCATACTTCATGGTAACAATATAAAACATTCAAATCTAGATCGAGAAATCAAATCAGTTAAAGAAAGATGGTTCACATATAGTGGAATATGGGCGGACTACGCTATGCTTGGACACATTCATTCCCCATTAATAACTAGTGACTATGCGAGAAGCTCAAGTCTATGTGGAGAGAATAGCTACTCTGATAAAAAATTAAATATATCGTTCTCTTCTGTATCACAAAATATGTTTATAGTCGGAAAAGATATACATGGCATTATAGTAGATTGCAGATAAAATAAATATACCGAGGGGGCAATATGAATTACATTTTTGATACATGTGCATTATTATCTAACCCAAGCTTAGTAGAAGAAAAAATGGAAAACAAAGAAGATAAGGTTATTATTCCTCACACTGTATTCTTAGAATTAACAAACTTAAAGAAAGGTTATTTAGACTCTAGCAGATTGTCTAGAGAAGTTTTAAATCTAATAGCAGAGAAGTGGATATATGAGCCTAATTTTGAGATATATGGTGAGAAAGACCACTACAATATTAAATCATATAGTATAGGAATAGATAATGATGGTGTTATATTTGAGATAGCATTGAGGTATAGAAAGTTATTTGGTGAATCCACATTGCTAACTGCCGATAAAGATTTAGTTATATATTGCAGAAATCACAATCTAAAAAATGAATATGTTAGAATTGAAATAGAACGTATTGGTGGACAGAAAATTCTTAACTCAGAATTTAAAGGATATAGGATATTTAGATATGGTGAGAGTGAAGATGTAGATCAAAAGATAACAAAACACTATGCCAATATATCAAATCAGAATTTTAATGAGAATGTGTTTGAATTATATCCCAATGAATATATTTGTATAGAAGGAACGAAAGGTTCTAGTCTAGGTAGATGGGATTCTAAAAAGAAAAGAATTGTTAAATTGCAAACTTCCGATAGAATGTTACCAAAGAATATGCAACAAGCTTTTGCTATAGATATGATGTTAAATAAAGAGTCTCCAATTAAGATTATAGCGGGCGGGTTTGGTTCAGGGAAAAGCTTCTTGGCAACGCAATATGCGTGGTATGAGTCAATAGGATTTAGTGGAAAGAAAATTATGTTTGTTAGGAATCCAATGGGAGATACAGACTCTGCCGATGTGGGATTCTTAAAAGGGGATTTACTAACAAAGCTTATGCCTTACTTTATGCCTATAGTTGATAATCTAGAAGGTGGAGAGGTTGAATTTATGAAGAAAATGGATCAAGGCAAACTAGAATTGATGATTCCATTACATGCAAAAGGTAGAAGTTTGAAAAATACTACTATGGTGGTAGACGAAGCTGAGGATTTAACTATAAAAACATTAAAATTGCTAGGCTCTAGAATAGGAGAAAATTCAGAAATTATATTCTCTGGAGACTACTCTCAGTCTGAACGTGCCTATTTGAATAATAATGGTCTAGTCCATTTTATAGACATATCTAAAGGGTTGGATTTAGTTTCATGTGTAGTGTTAGAAGAAGATGTTAGAAGTGAAGCTAGTAAAATATTTGCTGATATGTAATCAATAAAAAATTATGCAAGGATTCAAAAAAAGTCCTTGCATTTTATTTTATAACGTGTTATAATTATTACATAATAGAAAACGGAGGGGATTTATGAGTAAAGAAAAATACATCGACATATTGAGTATAATTATCACAAAAGGCAGTTTGCATGGAGGAGTTAAGTACAGCTATAGAGATATGAAACTCAATGGCAGAGCAAAGAAGCACCCAACAGGCACATCTAAGAATACGATACATAGAAAAGGGAAAAGAGAGTCGGCATATAAACTCCTATGCCATAAATATTCCTTTATGAAGAAGGTGTATGATTGTAAAAGAGATAACATAGATTTCAATGAAATTCCAAATGTAGATGTATCGCCAAGAGAATTTTTAATTAAATCTTTTGGATATACAGAGCGTGAGATTGATAATGCAATAGGTTATTTTAAAAATTTATATAATGTTAATCTATTAGAAACAAAGCATGGTTATTATACATTCAGATTATTTCAAAGCGATAAATATGTATTCTAAAGAAATTGCATATGCTGAGAATATTGTAATAGAGCATTTAGGAGAGGATGTGGTAAGTATAGTGAATATATCTGTGAAAGAGTTGCCTAAAAATATCACAGCTAGGACAGGATTTCATAGATATAAGAATATAGTTGTTGGTATTATATTAGAAATTAATATAGCTACAATACAATTAGACGATGAAATGCTACTTAGGAGTGTGATAGAGCATGAAATTGTACACATAGCTACTGAAATATTGAATGATAAGAATCAAGGTCACAATGAGAAATTCTTTGCTATGGCTAAGGTGCTGGATATAGAAACTAATGAATTTAGGAGGTTTAATGAATAAATTTCTAAGATGGTTTTACGGTGATGCAATTAAAGTAGGAAATTGCTGTGGAGATTGCAAACATTATGAATTGTGTTATTATAATCATGTGGAAAAGGATATGCAAAATACATTAGAACATCCAGCGTGCGATAAATTTAAAGGGGGAGTATAAATGTCGGTAATATTATTTGATAAGTGGAAAATTGACAGAAAGGATAATTTAAATATTGTGTTATCAGAAAAATCTATTACAGAGAAAGATGGAGAGGAAAAAGTGGCATGGACATTTAGAGGATATTTCAGAGATTTAGATGGCATAGCTACTAGAATATCTAAGGAATATATAAATGAATCATGCGATGAAGCACAAACTCTTTCCGATCTGTTAAAATATATTAGTAGAATAGAAGGTAATATTAAAAATATAGTATTAGAAAAAATAGAAGAATAGGCTATGAGGTTCTGAGAGTCCATATGAGCTATTTTAAATTCAATCCTAATTAGATTACCTAAAGTGATTTAAAATGATTCTATGGCTCTCTCACGGCTTTATATGACTATATGAGATGTAAAAATTGTATCACAAGTTACAAAAATCTCAATTTTCAAAAAGCGATACAATTTTGCGATACAATTTAGTGGTAAAAAGCGATACAATTTTATATGGGTGGTGTGGTAATGATAGATAATGTTAGTATTATAGAAATGTTAATGGGTATAATTTTAAAATATTAGATTTAATAGATACTGATTTATATAATGCTATAAATTTAGAAGTTGAATATCATAATATAAATAGACGCAATAAATATATTCCAAAAAATAAATTTGGAGGATATTTGGAATGTTTTAAAGAGGTATATTTTAATGAAAAAAAATACAAATAAGTTTATTTTTTTAATAATTGGAGGAATGTTATTTATGAAAACAAATATTAGTTTGTTGGCGAAAAAAAGTATTGAAAAAACTATTAAACTAGAAGGTGGGTATTCTAATCACATAAATGATAGTGGTGGTTGCACCTCTATGGGAATTACAGAATCTGTGGCTAGAGCAAATGGTTATAATGGAGATATGCGCGATCTTAGTTATGAAATGGCAGTAGAAATATATTATAATGAATATTGGAAAACTCTTAGGTTGGATGATATCTACGATGAAGAATTAAGCTATATGGTGTATGACTGTGGGGTAAATTGTGGCATAAAAACATCTGCTAGGCTATTGCAAAAGGCTACTAATTGGGCTTATAAAAAAGATGTATTAGCTGAGGATGGCATGATAGGAAAAAATACTATAGAAATTGTGAATGAATATAAAGATGTAGATAGAATAAAAGTGTTATTTGAAATGCTAAAGATTGCTAGATATGTTGAAATTACAGAAGCTAGGGATAAAAATAAGGCATTTATTTACGGATGGAGTCGTAGAACTGTTGTGTATGACGCTATAAAGAAATAAGGGTGATATATGATAAATTATAATTTATATAAAAGATTACGTAGTGTTGAACTATATTATCAACATAAATTAATAGATATTAATAACAAACTGAGTAAATGTACTATGTTTAGTTCGCTAGGATATGTGATATATTTAGAGAATCAAAATCACAAATACACAAAGCTAATGAGAGAAGTCAGTATAGAAATTGATTATATGGAGGAGAGAAATGAAATATGAAATTGGGGATAAAGTTAGAATTAGAGAGGATTTAAATGAACATGTAGGTCGTATTTTTGATGTTGTAGATGATATGTCAAAATATAAAGGAAGGGAATGTGAGATCATATTTAAGGAGGGTAACAGATACCGTATCAACTTAGATGGTGGCAAGTGGAGTTGGAGCGATGAAATGATTGAAGGGTCGACAGAAATGGATAAGGAAGATTCAAAACCGCAATCCGTTGACAACGGTGGTAGCACTTCATATTATGCTCTACCTAAAGGTGCAAAAGATATACAAGATTTAATAGAGTATAAAGATATGAATTTTAGTCTTGGTAATATTCTGAAAGCTTGCTATAGACTAGGGAATTGCGATCATTCTGATAGGGTTAGAGATTTAAATAAAATAATATGGTTTGCGGAGCGTGAATTAGAATTAGCATTGAGAGAGGGTTAAATCCTTCTCTCTTTTTATAGGGAGGTATAATGATTAAGGTAGATAGCAAAGTTAGAATTAAAACTGTTAATGAGATAGGTGGCTTATTCCCCGATACAGAGTTTTATAATTGGATATTAGAGAATGGTGGTAAGGTTTATATTGTAAGAGAAGTTAGAGGAAAAATGATAAGGCTACAAGGGTTTGATTTTTGTATGTATATGGAGGATGTGGAAGAAATTGGGTAAAATAGATAAAAAATTTATAAGATTAAAAAGAGGAGAGGAGAGTATACACATAAATAAAGAGCAATATAAAGAAGAAACGGGGTTAACATTAAAATCCCAAGTAATGGATTATAAATTAGTATATTATCTATTAAGTGTATTGCAATCTATAAATGCAGATAAGATAATATATGAGAAGAATATAAGTGTGGATATAAGAGATTATCCAGAAAATTTCACTAAAAAGCAATATAGAGATACCGTTGCCAAGAAAATGCTATCTGCTAAATGTACTTATATAAAAAATAGAAAGATAACTCATTTTAATATACTAGAAAAAGTAAGTTATAGCAAAGACGATATATATATTTTAGATTTATTATTTACAGATGAGGCAATAAATGCAATAACTAATTTAAGAGAGTTTACAATTCTAGATTTGCAGAACATGAGTGAATGCAATACGGTCTATGAGATAGTATTGTATGTTTTATTTTCTAAATGGATAAATTCTGAATATGTAAACTTTGAAATTACCATTGAAAATTTTAGAGCTTTGATAGGTAAAGGCACAAGCACTAAGGTTATAATAAGAGAGATTTCAAAAGCTATTCCAAGAGTTAATAAAAATATGGGGCTAGATATGGATTTTGAGAAAATATACAAGGATAATAATGAGAGGCGTATACATAAAATAGAATTTTATGACAAAAGTTAGACTGTCTCGGTTTGCACCCTAATCGTCTCGGTTTGCACCCTAATCGTCTCGGTTTGCACCCTAATTACATATGCAATCACTCATTAGGTTGGTATTATACAGGGATTAAGCGAGGCGACTTTTTTGCTAATAATAATATAATAGTAATTTAAATAATAAAATAATATTGTCGGGTAGCGTGGAAACATACGCCACCTCGACTCTTTGCTAAAATAAAAAATAAAAGTGTTGACGTATTGTATTGAATGTGTTATAATTAATCATATCAAATAAACGGAGGTAGTTATGAGAAAATTTGAGGTGACAGATAATTATACTGGTGAGATTGTGTTAGAATTAAATGTAGAAAAGGGCACATTAAAGGATTTGATACCAAGCATTGCTGATAGTTATTGCGACAAAGGAATATATTTCACACCTTGCATTAGTGACGAGAATGTTTTTATGTCTAGCGATGATAAAATATCTATTAAGGAGGTATTATAATTGGTAGACTTGGATACTAATGAACAGACTTGTGCTAGATGTGGTAGGTGGTTCTATACGGAGGAATTAACTATGGGATATTGTGAAGGATGTCAAATTGAGATAGATATGGAAATTGACAGATATAGAGATGAAAATTAGGGGGACTCAAATAATGAAAATTAAATTTATTGAAGATTTAAAAAGAATTAAAGGATTAGCAGAGAGCGAAGGATACCAATACCCCACTGCTATTAGAACTGTATTGCAAAGAGATGTTACATTAGCCGAGACTGATAAGATTATAAGTTTAGTTAAATCGTATTGTGGCGATGTTGAATGATATATAATTATAGCCATGTTAGTGATTTCAACAGAGAGCCTCAGCTATTAATGGATAGTGAGAGCTATGCAGAAGAGTTGTATTATTGGTTGAGATGTGAATCCATAAACCCCGAACATGTATATCTTTGGCTATATGATGGTACATTCAAAGCTTCACACAATCATAAAGAATATCTTTATAGGGTGGTGTAAGATGAAACTTAGAAGTGGTGGAAAATTATATGCTGTGCTGAATGATAGATTTGATGGAGATATGGACAAATTCAAAGAATATGCCATGAGCAAATCTCTTACTGAAATAAGTATAGAGTTTAATGTGCATAAAGGGATTATTAGTATAATTAGATCAAAAATAGCAGGTGGTAGTCAAAATTTATTCATAGAGCGTTGCAAACTCTTTCCAAAGGTGTGCGGTAATTTAAAACTTGGTACATTTAAGAATAATGATGAAGATGTATTGTGGTGCATACAGATGCTGAAAGACACAGATGCTAATAGTATAGACTATAAATTAGCAGGTAGGAATATACAAATTTTAGGATTAGATAAAGGCAGAATTAGGCGTGTTATGGATGAATGGAGTTAAATATGTTCTATGTGTAGCGTTGTTAGTTTTAATTGGGTGTCGTGCTCCAATAGAAATTATTAAACAATATATCCAAAATCAAAGAAAGTAAGGAGGTGAAAGTCTATGGAAAAACTAAACAAAGCTTACAAATTTAGGTTAAAACCAAATCAAGAGCAAAGAAATCTTATAGAGAGAACTTTTGGTTCAGCTAGATTTATTTACAATAAATTGCTGGCTGATAGTAAAGCTCACTATGAAACTACTGGAAAGAGTAAAATATTTACTCCTGCTATGTATAAGAAAGAGTTTCCTTGGTTAAAGGAAGTTGATAGCCTTGCTCTTGCTAATGCTCAAATGAATATGAAGAAAGCTTTTACTAACTTCTTTCAAAAAAGAGCACAGTTCCCTAAATTCAAGAGTAAGAAACACCCTAAGAGGTCTTATTCTACCAATTCAGTTAATAACTCGATTAGAATTGAAGGAAACAAGGTCAAACTTCCTAAGCTTGGATTAGTTACTTTTGTAAACCATAGACTTATACCTCAAGATCACAAAATCAAATCAGCCACTATCTCTAGAACTTCAACAGGAAAGTATTATATATCTATCCTTACAGAGTATCAAATAGAGATAATAAAGCAACCTAGTGACAATATGGTAGGGTTAGACTTTTCTATGAAAGAACTGTATGTATCATCAGATGGAAAGAAAGCCAATTTCCCAAGATATTACAGAGCTATGGAAAAGAAACTAGCTAGAGCACAGAGAAAACTCTCTAAGAGGGTTAAAGGCTCTAATAACTACCATAAGCAAAGATTAATTGTCGCAAAGCTACACGAAAAGGTAGCTAATCAGAGAAAAGACTTTCTACATAAGAAATCAAGAGAACTTGTTTCTACGTATGGGGCAATAGCCATTGAAGACCTTAATATGAAAGGTATGTCACAGGCTCTTAACTTTGGAAAGTCTGTATCTGATAATGGATGGGGTATGTTTACCACATTCCTTGAGTACAAAGTTAAACTAGAAGGAAAGCAAGTAATAAAGATTGATAAATGGTATCCATCTTCTAAGACTTGTTCCTCTTGTGGTGCTCTAAAATCAAATCTGAAATTATCAGACCGTACATTCTCTTGTGATTGTGGTTACACAGTCGATAGAGATGTAAATGCGTCTATCAACATAAAAAGGGAAGGGCATTCCCTGTTAGCTTGGTAAACTTAGGTAGCTAGTACAAGTACTTATTACCCAAGAAGCTCCCCCCTCAAGACGTTAGTCTAGGTGGTGAGAGTATGTCACAACTGTAGAATATTGTGGTACATGTGTATACAGAAATGAGTATTATTGCAATAAGCATGAGCAAGAATTGTATGGAACTTTACACAGAGTGTGCCACGACTATATAAATAAGGAGATGAGTGTTATGGAGGTTGTAAGAGATGGCGTGAAGTATGTGTGGATAGAAAAGCCTAACATGGCTGACTGTCAAGATGAATGTGCTTTTTGTGATGGTAAGATAGTGGATTGTTATGATAGGTGTATAGAAGTCACAGGGATGACATATAATGGGTATTGGGAGGAAGTGTAGGATGTATAAATTAGTAACATTTAAAACTGTTGATGGTAAAAGTTGTATTGAGGGGGAATTGATTAAAGAGTTTCATATAAAGGATGGAAGATTGATATATCTATCTCAAGACAACATTAGATGTAACAGAGAGTTGTGTAAATATGATGAAGTGTGGATAGATGATATGGAGTTGTGTGGCACAAATGGGTAACATATTTTTAAAGACAGATTAATTTCTGTCTTTTTTTATTGTCACTACTGATTGTGT